GGGTTTTTTTATTTTCGCTTCACGATGTTATGCAATCTTTTGCAACATATCTTCTATTCTAGTAACGAATTCTTCGACGTAATTCTCTAATCTGTGTTTATCAATTCTACCCAGTACATCCAGTAGTTCACCATCGTCTAGAATCTTATTTACCAAATCTGCGTATGTAGGACTAGAGAAATTATTGTCTAGATTTATCTGCTTTCTAACGTTCAGTGAGAATATAGAACGAGAAGCTGAAGTTGACATTTCCGACAACACTTCATGGGCTAATTCTTTATCTATCTTGTATGACAATATATCAGCTTTCTCTTTAAGCAAAACACTAAACTTATTATTAGCAGCATCAAATTCTATTGCATGTGCGTTTTCCGGCAGCATACCCCTTTCTCTTAAATATTTTTTAAATTTTGGTTTTAGTGTTTCAGTTCGTTGAATCATTGGTAATTCCATTTCTGTTGCTATTGCAAATTTATCTATCTCATGTATTTGTCTTTCTCTTAGCCTTTTGTTTCTAATAGAATTATATATAATTCCCAATTCAATTTCTTCTGGCATTTGTTTGGCTATTGACTGTATGAGTGGTTTTTGTACATCGACTTTACTCACTATTTGTATTGCCTCAATTGGCTTTGGTTTGACGTTCTTCTTTCTCATTCCTAGTATAGCTACTTTTACTTTTGAGAATACCTCTACAAAGTTACTGAACATCTGCGGCAAGTTCCCTATATTTGTTAGCGCTTCGAAAATGCCAGATGTCACTCCTGAAACGTTTAATTCTGCTTTTATAGTATTTATTTGATCTTGTAAATCTCTTACTTTCTCATACAAATCTGACGTTATTGATTCTTGATAGTTATCACCCCCTGTAACAAACTCTGGATCAGATGGTTTTAACACAGTATAGGAAAGTGTTATATCATGAGTGTATTCCTGTAATGGATAACCTGCTCCAAATCCATAAGTTGCTCCAGGCCTATATATCCATCCAGTTGAATCTGTATAACGTTCACCTATATATGCAATCCTAGAATTATCTCTATCATACCATGATTGCCATGATTCATTATACCATTTATCACCTACACATCTAAATCTAAAAATTACAGCTAAACCCGTATATCCTACAGCATCCATTTGTGCAAATCCACCTGATTCATATTTATACTGTACTTTTCCTGAGTAGTTTGTTATTTTCGCTAATGATGGTATATAATTCATTCTGTATATTAGTTTACTTGAGTCAACAGGTCCTATCCATCCCGACGCCATCGTATCGCTTTGGAAATTTTTTGCGTAGATAGCATTATTTATCTGCCACTGATCTTCTGCATACCACACTTCTATAATATCGCCAGGTTGTAGAACAGTAAACTGTCCATTATAATCCGTTGCTGGTCTTGATGGTTGAGCTATGCCGCCCTTTCCTGTCGGGCTGACGTATGTTACCGTTTTTGCTGATACCGTGGCACCATCACGCGTGTAAGTATAATCTAATTGTTTTTTCACAAAATAAGAATCGACTAACCAATTTTTAAATGCACCTCCCATTACACCTTTTGCTTCTATTCCAAACTTTAATTTAATCGCTACAGTTTCCTGTGTTATTTTCCAATAGCCATCCATTTCTTCTGATATTATCGTCCTGCTATTTTCAATACCATTGAACTTGACATCGAATGTTTCTTCATGATTTAATCCTCGCAGTACTATTGGTGGTGGACCATTGTCCTGTGAACATTTAGTTATTTGTAAATGATCTGTTGTTATTTTTAATGGTCTTGTTGTACGAACGTTCTGAATATATGTCATTTCTAATATTGCATTTGATGTATATGAATGACTATTAATATCTAACAATTTTATTATAATAAATTTTTGATCTTCATTTATGTCTTTTACATCATCTTGCGTTGCTGTAATCGTTCCATCATCATTAAAAATGACATCAACATCCATAGTATCAATTTGTTTTTGTATTCCATCTATTGTTACGCTCAATTGTCCACCCGATTCCATATAAATTTTTATTTTTAGTTTCGGATCACACACTTCATTATATATGAATTTTAAATCACCTTGAAGAGTCGATCTATATATTATATTTCCACTGTCTTCTTTTGGTTCAATATTTTCTCCAAGTACAAATCCGAACGCGTCTGAATTCCATATTGTTCTATTCTGTTGTTGTCTGTAGCAGAAGTAATCACCTGATTTTACTGGTTTTTCTCTCTCTTTAATTTCTTTCTCATTAATAGATCTTGACGTTGCTTCAGATTGATCTGATTTAGAGGTATCCGACGTTCCTCCAAATGTCGCATACTCTTTCCTCAGATAGGATAACATAGTGAGCTTATATTTGCC